CCAAGGCGTTACAGATGCATGGTTCCGTGACGGCGGATTTGAAACTTTTAAAAAGCCTATTCCTGTTCCATATACTATTGCAAAGCAGGACGGTGTTACTAAAACTTTAGAAGGTCCTGTTCCTCATAAGAGGGGTCATTACATTATGGGCCCGGGTGCCAAAGGAGAATTTTGGCCCATGGATCCAGATAACTTTCACAGCAAGTATGATGATAACGGGGATGGTACTGGCACACCAAAAGGCGGCGTTACCAAACTGGCCAAACTGGCAGACCATGACGGTATAATTAAAGCCACTTGGGGCAACTTAGAATACACTCGTGGCAACGACTACATTGTGCGCCATGGCCCGGGTGATTACGGCCCGGTTAAGAAAGATATCTTTTTCAAAACGTACGACACATCACAACTACAAGGAAAATAAAATGAAAGCAATTGTATGGTCAAAAGACCAGTGCCCTTATTGCGATCAAGCTAAAAACTTGCTCAAGATGAAAGGTATTGAATTTGAAGAACGAAACGTTTCCAAGGATTGGACCCGTGAACAACTATTAGAAGCAGTCCCAAATGCTCGCACCGTGCCACAAATATTTCTTGGTGAAGAGCTAGTGGGAGGCTTTAATGAGCTTAGACAACGTCTCGCTTGATGGTATCACAATAGACTGGTTTCGACAAAACATTCCAGACTTTGAGACCAAGCCATTTTTTACTGCTGATTGGTTTTCCAACGGCTTGGTAAATTTTAACTTTGTTAAAGAACATGCTGAACAAAAGTTATCTAGTATCTTGGAGATTGGGTCGCACGAAGGTCGTGCCACTTGTTGGATGCTGGAAAATTTGTTGGCTGAAGATGGTACAGTAACTTGTGTTGATCCGTTTGGTAATACACCAATGAATGCATACAAGAATGATGAGTTGCCTGAACAACGTGTCATTCAAGACATACACAAGCACAATACAGATTTAATAAAGTTACCTACACAAACAGTCGAAGTCTTGCCCGTCATGAGTTATCATGGTCTGGCACAATTAATTGTTGATCGTCGAGAGTTTGATTTGATATATGTAGACGGCAGTCATTGTTCAGATGCTGTGTTAGCAGATGCTACCATGGCATTTGGTTTACTCAAACACGACGGCTACATGATATTCGACGATTATTTGTGGAACGAGTCCCCGGATGTGTTGGACCATCCTAAAATGTCCATTGATGCTTTTGTGAACATGTTTCAAAAACATATTCGCATTGGCATGATCAATTATCAATACGTTATACAGAAAGTTTAAAATGCAATTAGTAGCAGAAACAGGTAAAGTTTACACCTTTAAGTTAAACTCAGGTGAAGAGCTCATTGCTAAAGTCAGAGCAATCGATGGTGAATGCTTGACCATTGAAAATCCTGTGAGCGTTGCACCGGGACCGCAAGGGCTTGGTCTAGTGCCGTCGATGTTTACCGCAGATCCTGACGCAGAAATCAAGCTAAATAGCAATAGTGTGTCGATTTATGCACTAACTGATGATTCAGTTAAAATGAAATATATTGAAGCCACAACTGGTATCAAAGTGCCAGAGAAAAAACTAATACTAGGATGATATGCCAGCAGTACAGCGAGTAGGTGATGCAAACGGAGCCGGTGGGGTAGCCCAAGGTGGCGTTGCCTCTGTGCGTGTGAATGGGCAGTCTATAATTGTTGATGGCAACCCAGTAACCGCTCATGCACCCTGGCCACAAAGACGGAATAATCCACACCCTCCACATGCGGCAGCTACTACCACTGGCGGCAACGGCACAGTCAAAGCTGGTGGCATACCTGTAGTCACAACTGGATGCGCTGACACCTGCGGACATGCCCGTGCTGGCGGTTCGGGTGATGTAAGGGCAGGATAATGCCCAGCATACTAACACCACTACAATTGACTGCGGCGGCATCCATGTTGAGCAACAGTGGATTAAAAGGATTTCCCACAGCGTTGCAAACGGCCATTGCCACATTCAATGCCACCACAGTGATTGCTAATTTCATTGCCGCGGTGAACTTTTATAAATCTCAGTCATTTGCAACATCAAGCACGTTGACTAGTTTGTTGAGCATTGGCAGTACAGTGTGTCCAGCCTTGGGCAACAGCATACCAGCCAGCCCAGTGGGAACCTACACTTATCTCAATAGCGAATACCTGATCAACTATCTTGACCCGGTTGACGGATCAACCATTGATCCCAGTGGATTTTCTAACTTGATTGAACAAACCTGCGCGGCCTACCTGGGCGATGGTGACTATGGTCGATTCAGTCAAGGATTTGTTGCTGTGCAAGGTTATATTGCCAGCACCAACCAGTATATCAATTCGGCAGCAAATGCCAATCAATTTCTTGGCCCAACCTTTACCAACATGGATTCATTGACCACCGCAGGAATCAGTGGGGTAAACAGCGACCTTGAAAAGTTAGGTGTGGACTTGGCCAAGCAAGGTAATCTTGTGAATCTTCAGAAACTTGATCTTTACGGCACTCCTGCTGGTTTAATACAACAGACGTCTCGCCTGGCCGGGGTCAGTAGACAAGCTGTGCCTGCTGTGCAATCAGTCATGAATGCAGCAGGCCTCACAGACAGCGACATTGAAAATATTGTGACAGACAATCGTGTGGGCCTCAATAGACCCAATGGTCTCAGTCAAAACGAGTTTGATCGCATACAAAAAACTGCCTATTCAGCGTTGTCAACAGTGACAGGTGATGATCTTGCTCAAATCTTGTCAATCCTGGATGTGACTACTCCTAACATAACCAATCTGGCACAGTTGTTGGATCCTGTCAAGGTGTTTCCGTTAAGTTATCCAACCATGCTGACTCCCACGCCCACAGGAGCAGTACCTATATTTGGCACAGGTGGTAGTGTGAATTCCAGCATCACGCCCATTGTCAATTCATATCTGCCCACAGCATCGGGCTGTGATGAACTGGGCAAAATTATTCCGCCTGCTGATGCAGTGGCCAACAAGGCCATTGAAGTGGCGCTGAAACAAATCAACAACATTGTCACAACCACACTGCCCGAACTAGCGGAAACAATACTGGGCACAGTAGATCGCGACTGGGATCCAGAACAAGAATATCTTGCCAATGATGTGGTCAAGGTGGACTCAGATGTAGCACCCACATTCTATCGAGCCAAATCGCCAGGTTGTACACCGGGTAATTTTGAAGTACCAGCCGGGGTGGACATTACAGACACCAACTACTGGGCAGAAACCACACTGGGTGGACTTAGCACTATGAAAGATTTGCCGCTGATACAGGCACAAACCACACCAGTGCCAGCTAGTGTGGCTGAGTTTTTTGCAACTGAAGTGGCCACAGGCACAGGACCATGCGGAGTGCTGACCACATACGATGTGCTGGGTCTAGCACTAGACAGCAATGACTTTGCCGCAAGACTAAACACCGCCACCACAGCAATCAATGTGTTGCAAGCCGCAGGTAGTCTTGCCGCACTGAATACTGCATACTCTAACATTTTGTTGGCTGCAAACAATGCCGCAGTGATAACATTAATTGGTAATGCCAACACTGCTATTGCCGCACTCAGTGCCAATCCCAATGTGACCACCTTGAACACAGCATGGACCTACATAGCCAACTTGATGAACATCAGCGCCAAGTACACAACACAAGCCGGGGTTGATTATTTCTTATTGCAAGCAAACGATACAAATAGTACCAAGAGTTTTGTGCAAAATTTACCACAATATGGTCGACTCTCTGCCAACGGCGATGCTGCACAGTTTCTAGAAAATCTAGCAGACACCGCAACGCTGGGTGGCCAGGCAATTGTTGGTACCATGAGAGAAGGCCGCAATCAGGAACGGTTGAATGCCAGCGGCTTGTATAACAACACTCAGACACCCAGCGATGCTGTGGTAGCACCAATTCCGGTAATACTCCCAGTTAATACATAAAACGGTTACTTTGAGGTTGATTTTGTGTTGACTTTGTACACATACTGCTATATAATACAGATTGACTTATGTCATTCTATTTTAAAAGGAAAAACTAAATGAAGAAAATCTTCGCAATCTTGGCCGTGGCCATTTCCGGTACTGCTTTTGCAGCCGACAGTTTCACAGTTGAAGGTCAACATGTGAACAACGCAGGTGCCGCGGCACAACAAACTTATGTTTTAGGTGTAAAGAAAGAGTTCAGCGGCTTTGCCGGCGACTTGGCATTCTCTAACACACAAACAGAAGGTACTGGCGTATTGACCACACGCCTGGAAGCAGGTTTAACCGCCGCCGGTCCAATGGGTTTGTATGTTCGTGCCGCAACAGGACAAAAATATTCTAACACAACTGATTTTGCATACTACTCTGTAGAGCCAGGCATTGCTGCCGCAGTTCCAGGTGTTGCAGGGTTGACTGCCAAAGTTGGCTACCGCTGGCGTTCGGCGTTTGATTCCAGCGCAAGCGGAGATCAAACACACACAGCCCGTTACTCATTGGCTTATGCTTTGAGCAAGAACGATACTGTTGCTGTCAAGTATGACCGTGTCAACGGAGACAACAACCAAAAAATTATTGCAGTAGCATACACACGTGGTTTCTAAAAAGTAATACTTTAGTACTACAAAAGCCCTACTGCATGTAGGGCTTTTTTTATGGTTGACCAATAATTCCCATTTTGCTATAATATAGACATAGAGTAACAAAACAGGAGCCCAGCATGGAAAAACTCACATCAATTCAGCAACTTAACAGGTCTATCATGTTTGGCACGTGGACCGACGTTGAACTTCGAAGCATGGCCGATGCCATTCGTTTCAATCAGATCAGTCTCCGCAAGCAGGTCAAACGTAGTCTGGACGTGGGCGTTCGGGTGCGTTGGGTCAGTTCCAAGAACCCCGCAGGTGCCACAGGCACAGTGAAAAAGATTGCCATCAAGTATGTCACAGTTCGTAACGACAGAGACGGCGGCTTGTGGAAGATCCCGGCCAATATGTTGGAGATCGTTGAAGGTCAGATGGTGACAGCATGAAATTATACACACCACGAAGTTTTACATTTGATGTCATAGTTAGAGAAACTGCCGATGGCTGTATCACTAGAACCTCCAAGGGCGGACCATGGTTGCGATTGGCTATGAAAATGGCCAAGTCTGGCAAGGCCCAGTTGACCTGTGAGGGCAAAGGATTTTACGGATACGGTCGCTCTTACGATGTTGGTTATACCTGTGTAAGTTATACCGTGACGGAGATTGTATGAACTTTCGTTCTTGGTGCAGAGAAAAGTGGTACGAGCATATGGACGAACTGATCAGTTACGGGCTCAAACCACAGTTAACCGCACAAGAATATTTCAACAGATATAAATTTTGGCTCAAACGTGAATATAGACATCAACAAGGAGTGAAATAATGGGTCTCGACATGTATGCATACACTGCCGCCAAAGAACAGGCAGATTCGGAAACTGGTCAGCGTGAAATTGCCTACTGGCGTAAACACCCTAATCTGCACGGTTGGATGGAACGACTTGCGGAATCTAAAAATGTGGAGTACAGCACATTCAACGGGGTTGAACTAGGACTCACCTGGGAGGATCTAGATGAACTAGAACGTGCAGTAACGCATAATCAATTACCCTCTACCCAAGGCTTCTTTTTTGGCAACGAGTCAGATGACTTTTACAAAGAACAAGATCTTGAATTTATCAAGAAAGCCCGAGCAGAATTGTTCATGGGACTTAAAGTGTTTTATAACTCTTCATGGTAACCACTTAAATATATGAATGAAACCAACTTCTCAAACGAAAGGTTTGACAGCATAGTGGCGGCAGGCTGGATACGTGATCTGGAAAGTTCAGACAGTCGCATACACAAAGAAAAAACAATTGAAAAAGCACTGATGGCCGCCAAACTGGGCAGTGCCGATGCACAATGTTTCCTCTTTAATTGCTACCAGGCTTACAATCCTTTCTACACTTTTAACATCCGTCAGGTACCCGAAACCGAAGGATTGACTGATAGACCCAACCCTTGGACAAAATTTTGGGGGTTGCTGGAAGCCCTGCGTACAAGGTCTACTACAGGCAATCGTGCTAGAGAAGCCATTGAATCGATGAGCCAGGAATTTGACTCAGAGGAATGGAACAACTTGGCTCGCCGTGTGATGATTAAAGATCTACGTTGTGGCATTTCAGAGAAAACACTAAACAAAGTACTGGGTAAAACAGAATACAAGATTCCTGTGTTTACTTGTCAACTGGCACAAGACTCTACAGATCAACCCAAAAAACTCAAAGGCGTCAAACGTCTGGAAGTCAAACTGGATGGTGTGCGAGTATTGGCA